TATTTTCTAATCCAATATAAGAATTGTAGTAAACGTTAAACGGTGACGCCGCCACTGATCCAGGATTTCCTTTTGGTATATCATTTTCAAAGTAGAATCCGTACCCAACATATTTGTTTAGATCAGGACCAGTTGGTGTTGTATTTTCCGCAGTTTGAGTACCGGTTCCGGTGGTACCAGGTAATCCATCACTACCTGTCGATTTGTTTGATTGATCGGTACCTTGTTCTTGTGGAATACTTTGGAATACTTGTATTTGTTCTTCTGTTGTTAATCTTGGGTTGTTTAATATTTGTTGGTACGTAAATAAATCCTTTGTTGGTATCATATTAAATTTGATAGCCAAATCATATAAATCATATTTAGTACATCCCGCAAAGAAAGAGTCAACAACACTTTGAACTCTATCTTTTGATACTCCGTTCATTTGTTTTTCAATGATTGTATTTAACATTGCAGGGTTATCTACGATAATTGTCCAACTTAATGAACCAGTTCTACTTGTGTTTTTATAAGTGTAAATTGGTTCAGGTCTACCCATAAAGAAGGTAGAGTTAAAGTCCGGTTTTGAGTCATCAGAGAATTTTAGATCATAAGGTGGGAACCACATAATTCTACCACCGTTAGGTCCTTTTTCACATACAGGTAAATCATCATAAGTATAACCCGGTCTGTCTGAAGTTCTCCAAGCTAAATTCTCAATAGAGAACATATACTTCTTAACTTTTCCATCAACAATGTTAGTTGATCCAGGGTTTCTTAACGGAGCAATGTTTAGGTTGTATGTATTATCTAAAATTGAATAGTCCACTCTTCTACCTGATGTTGTAATACCGTCAGATTTTTGTAAGTCAGCGTAAGTATAATATGGTGTATCTTTTTGGAATACTCGACAATATTCAAGACCTGCTTGTGTTCCGTCCGCTTGATTAACATAAGACAGAACCATAGAACCTTTAGTCATTTCTTTATACCCGTCATTGAATACTTTCGATACTTGGTTGATTGCATTACCAACGTGTTTTAATCTTGCCTGACCTTGTACTTGATCCGCAGAATCAACTAATCTTTGTGTTTCATAAAGAATAGATCCCGGTCTAAACGGAATATCTATTGATTGGTATCTTAAATAATCGGCAGATATTTGATTAAAATCATCATCTAAACTACCTGCACCACCACCTTTAGTTGCTCTAAATCCGGCATTACCTTTATATTTAGGTGATGTCCAAATTAATTGTCCTGACGTACCACCACCGTCACTATATGCCCTACCTTTTAAACCAAAATTAATCGACTCTTCATTTCCTTCATATAAAATACCAAGAGCGTCAGGCCCATATACAATACTTTGTTGTTGAACTCCGAACTGATTAACGGGTAATTGGTTTGGTGGTCCGTCAATTTGTGCTGGTTCTGAAGTTTCACTACCAACATAATACCCTGAAGATTGTTGTTTATCTTGATCAAATAATCTATTAACCGCGGCGGACGCTCCAGCAATTAAACCACCAATAATACCACGATTGTATGCCGGTCTATAAAGGTTATAATCTAATGATGAAAACAATGCTGATCTTTGTCCATTACCCGTATTGGCAACAAAAACCTCAGATGGGTTTCTATATTTATTTAGTATAGGCGCTAATAATCCACCTGTCAGATTGTTTGCAACCCCAAGTGCCGCTTCCGCTTGTGGTCCATTTATTGGATTATCATCGTCAAAGTAATCACCAGGAATAAATGAAACAGGAAAGTATGTTCCTGATAATCTGTTTGCCAAAGATACTGTAGCTAAAACAGGGTTTTCGGGAACCGTAATTTTCCAATTTCTAATAAAGAATGGTTGTTGTCCTGTCGCTAATAAACTCGCAGAAAAAGGATCACTAATAGTATCAAGGTTTATTGCTCCAACAGTTGCCTGTTCTAATTCTTGAGCAACCCTTTCGTTAAACGCAAATTTTAATTGTGATGCACCAATTTTAGCCAAGAAACTATCCGAAGATAAAGGTCCGTTTGACCCTAATGGATCGTCTTGGAATACAATGTTGAATGTTGGGTACGATGAATAACTATAGTATCCGGGATCCCAATATGGTTGGTATATATTGCCCGCATTCTGTATATCGGTAATAATAACTAAATCTTTATAACCGCCGCTAGGTCCCCACTTATTCGTCACATATGCGGACTCAATAAAGAATTCATTAATAACATCTAAAACAGTATCATTTGGATCGTAAGGTCCTTGATTTGTACCTTCGGGGTTGTTTGTCGAAGCAACTGAATTAATCCCTATAGGGTTACTAAATCCACCTTCAGGTCCGTATTCATTCAAAGGATATAAATCCTGAGCAAATAAATTTGTTGATACGTAATTGTTTGGTGAGTCGATAACATTATTAACAGAAAGCACCGTTTCATAATCAACAGGGTTACCAGGTGATGTGTAGGTTCCAGGAACATTATATGGTGTTAAGTTTTTAACTAATAATTGTTTCCTAAAAGCCGCAGAATTACCAAACGATAAAAAACTTTCAGACATATTGTTTTATTTTATAAATAGAGGTTTGGTGTATTTTTTATTACTATTATTTGTTTTTAGATCCTTGAGCCGACTCTGGTGCGTTCTTATTTTGAATCGCGTCTTGCAATAACGCTTTACCTTCGGCGGTTTGAGTCAAATAATTAACAATATCTCCCTTAACCGAGTTTAGATCCATGTTTTTAACATTAGCATCACCGGTCAAATTCATATTCAAATTAACCGTAGCCGTTGATTCAACTTTCTGTGGTTGAGAATAAGCCTCTTTGAATCTATTTGAAATGTCCGTCATTGTGGTTGTTAGGAAGTCCTGAGAACTAGTTTTAATTTTTGCTTCAGTATCAATTAAAGCCTGCATAAAATCTTTTTCCGCTCCTCTTTGTCTTTGTTCGTCACCAGCAATTCCCCCAACAATATAATCCTCAACTGGTTTCGCAATATCACTATACGTCCCTCTTTGACTTTTTGTTGTTGTCTGTCTTTCTAAGTTTCGAGTTGCATCAACTTGAGCACCCATTATAGATGTATATAATTTTTCCAAAGGTTCTGCGGTTGCTTTACCGTATTCAACGGATTTAATAAAACCGGCAGTATTTAACTCAATTTGTTTCGATATACTTAATTGTTCTCTAGCAACCTCTTCTATTGTCATACTACCCTCTTCTTGAGTTTCTTTCAAACTTTTAATGTCAGACGCGGTAAGTTGGTCCACTTGTTTCAATTCAACTTCCCCTGATTGTTCATTCTTAACATTGATCATCGCTTTACCATCCTTTAACTGAGCCATACCCGCAATCATTTCTTTGGTTTCATCGTCTGTCGCTAAAGAAGGGAATTGGATTTGTTTCATCTTCATATCAAAATCAGCGGCTTTAATAGACATTGATGCAAGTTCCTCAGCCGGTATACCCATTTCTTTTGCTATTTCTCTCAACCTTCTTTTAGAACCTGGCATAATTTCAAATTTACCATTCGCCTCATTAAACTTGGTAAATTCTTTAGTTACATTGAGGATTTCTTTTTGTAAACCTTCGGGATCATTTGCCGCTAAATCCATTGCTCTTAATGGATCTAATAATCCACTTGCGGTAACTCCCAATCTTTGTAGTCCCGCAGCCATTTCAATCGCACCTTCAGGATCATAAATTTTATCCGCAAAGTTAAACACTTGTTCCATACTGATACCCATACGTTCTGAAGTTGCCGCCATTTTGGCAAGACCTTTAATTCCATTATCAAAATTATATAGGTTCATCTTACCAAGATTTCCAACTACTTTTTCAGAAACACCAGCAACTGATACACCAACACTACGAGCATAATCAGTAACTTCCTTCATTTGATCACCAACATCATAAACGGATACACCAACTTCCCTAAATTGTGAAGCAAGTTTACCAATATCAATTCTTGAGACTTCCGCAGCCGCCGACAACTCAGTTATAGCTTCAGTGCCTAAACTTGCAGAACTTCCCATACTCTCCATGATTTTTGCCATGTTTTGTACCGCCTGTTCTTCCGTAATACCCATTTTAATTAATTCAGGTACAGCATCCGCAATACTTTGTTTGAATCCGTCTATACTACCTTTGGTGGTTCCAAACTCTTTCTGTATTTTTGTTGCTTGTTCATCTAAATTTTCAAATGCGGATAAATTAAATGGGTTGGCAGCAGTCCCTAAATCTTTTAAAGCACCTTCTACGGATTTACTAAAATCCGACATACTTAATGTCCATTTACCTAAGTAATTACCTTGATCATCAACTACTCTTTTACTGTTTGTTGAAAATCGGCTTGACTGATCATTGAGTTGTTGATACGACTCAACTTGTTTTTTAAGTTCTTCATTTTCCGCCGCTAGTTCTTCTTGAGTTTTTGCCATTGTGCTTTTTTACATAAATATTTAATTATTGGTTTTGGTCTCCTCAATATGTTTTTGGATCAAATATTTACGTACATATGTGGGCATATTCATAAACTCAGAGTACTGTGTTCTGAATATTCTTGAGAAATAATAAAACTCGTCTAATAGAACGGTCTTATATTGATAGGAAAGGCCGAAAAAATTCCACCCCAAAAGTGATATCGACTACCACTTTTTCTCCTGACGGGGCTATAACTTCTTTTGTTAGGTCTAATCTTGGTTCATTGTCCAAAATAAATCTTCTAATAAATTTAGAATCAGAGATTGGCATTTGTTCAACGAAGATACTGATTTTGTTTCTATCTTCATCACCATCAATTGCAACAATGTGTTTTAACAATTTAGTTGTTATAACAGGTGCAGTTCTTTCAGAAGGATAGGATTTAATAATTCTATCAATCTCGATTTTATCCCACACACTTAATAATCTTAAAGTTAATGTTTTCTTCGAAACGGGTAATGTGGTTTGGAAATATCCATTTTCATCGGGTTCCGACTCTGTTTTTTTGTAATTTAATTCATCAAGTAAAATTGTCGTATTAAATCTTTCTTGTGTCTCAGGGTCAACAGATGAAACCCTGTATTCAGGACCAAAAGATGTGTTACGTAAAAAAAGTAATATTGCTTCAATGTCACCATCCAAAAGTTCTTCAGGTCTAACATCTCTTTCGTAGATTTTATTTCTTAATAAAGGTAAGATTATACCTTCATTAACGTTTTTCTTATAGTCAACTTCAGCCAAGATATTTTCATCGGCGGCAGTTAAGTAACCAACTTTAATTGATTTCTTTTTTGATTTGTAAAACTTACCTTGAGTTGGTAATTGGATTACATCGTGTGGTAAATTAAATTCCGCCTGTCCTGCAGCATATATATCTTGTTCCATAGTTCTTTTCTTTTATAATTAAAAATAAAAAAGACCTACCACTAGTAAAGTGAATAGGTCTTTAATTCGTATGTTTTTTTACTATTAGTATACCAAGATACAACGGTCCATTCTCATGTTTGCAGATATTTTAGCAATCCCGTCACTTGAATAAGATAACGATCCACCATCATAACCTGTTAAAAATGTACCTTCTAAAATCCATTTCTCAACAACAACACCTGTTGGGTCTAACATCTCAAGGTCAACGTTCTTTTTGTAACCTGCAGCGTAACCCATACGTCCTGTTACTGACTCAGCACATAAACGGATCCATTCCATAACTGCTTGTGAAGCTGAAGGTCCGATTGGGTCACGGAAAGTCACTGGAAGTTCACCCCAAGTAAATCTACCCGCAACATATGTTGAAGTGTTCAAAAACTGAATCTCGGTTGACGCAATTGTAAGTTTTGGTCTAGAAGTCGTCTCAACGTACCACTCATTAATACCAAGTGAAGATGGAAATCTCAAAATCCATCGGTTCTCCCTTTTCGGTTCGTAAGGGATCGGCATTTTCATTAACAAATCAGCCATATCTTATTTTTTAAATTTTTCTTTTATTTTTATTATAAATAGTGTGAAATAAAAATTTTTCTATTTACTTCAATTATTTTTTAAATTATATCTCTACTAGACCCAGTTAAATTAATATTTAGTTTTCTTTCCTCCTCCAGTATGATAGATTTCTAAACCAGATTCATCATCAAAATGTTTCTTCATTGCTTGAACATTCCTTAAGTCATCATCTGAAAAACCAATATAAGGAACAAAATAATTGCTAATCTTATTTTTCATAAATGCTTTTTCTTGTAATTGTCTAGAAAGGTTTTGAACATAAGTCATAAATTCTTTCATTGCATCTACTTTTAATTGTTCAGGGTTGGCAGCCGAACCTTGACCGAAACTTACGGGGTGATATCTATTCATATCTAAATAAGATCGTACCAGTTCATCGTCAGACAAATCTTCCTCATCAGCTAATTCTCTATACTTTTTTAAGTTTTTAACCAATTCTTTCTCACTAATACCGTGTTTGTTTTTCTTAATAAGATTATAAACAGCATTTTTAAGAATAGTTGGGGTGTGTCCCCTTGCTGTAATGATTGAAAAGACCGACCCGTTATTAATAGCCTCAACAAAATCGTCCCACGCTGGTCCTGTAGGTGCTTTCATTGCATCTCTTAAGAAACCTTCATCTCCAGGTACATTGAAGTCTCTGAACGGATTTTCATCAAAACCAACTATGGTGTGTCCCTCATAATCAAAAGGTTCTTTTCCAATCTCAGTTCTGTATTCCGCAAAATCTTCTGTGGACATACCAACAACTTTACCCTTATCGTCTTTAGTATAAATCTTTGTCGGCATATACATAAGGTTATCGTCCCAGTCAAAAGCATAATACTTCATCGTAGGTTTCATTTGATCGTGAATGATCTCCGAAATAATCTGTTTAACAACTTTTTTGTAATTCATATAAATAAATATCACTATAAATAAAAAAAGGGGAAACTTTCGCCCCCCCTTTTCATATGAATATAAACCAACTTATATATTCTCAAACGATGCTCCTGTCGGAGTAATGTAGAATGTGATGTCGATGAATTCAAGTGATCTTGTAGGTTTGATATAAATCTTACCTGTCAATTGGTTTCTATCGATATCTTCAGGATCGTTGGATACAGTAACTCTAAAGTCATATAAACCTCGATCTCTTCTGATCGCATCTAAGATTGGATTAACCGCGTTTAAGAAATCTTGTCTTACTTGTGCGTCGTTTTGTTCAAACAATAATCTTACAGATACTGCTGATATCAATTTACGAGCTTGTAGTAACAATCTTCTTACGTTGATTCTGTCAAGAGCAGATTCTCTAACTTGTAAAGTTTTGTTACCCCAAATTACCGTACCTACATCAGAGAAGGTTGCGATTGGGTTAATTCTACCTATGTAAAGAATATCTCTATCTTCTTGAGTTAACTTCTTACGAGCTTTAATACAGTTAACAATACCACGAGTGTAACCCGCCGCCGCGAACCAAGGGAATGCGATGTTATCTGTCAATGCCAAGTTTCTCGTAACCTCTGCTGTTGGTGGAATGTAGATTTGAGTGTTATTAACGCTATCTCTTGTCAATACCCACGGATAGTAAGTAGCGGTGTAGTTAGAGTCAATTCCTGTGTTGTCTAAGTTGTCAACCGCCTCAGTTGGGTAGATTAAATAATCTTGTCCGTTAAGAGAAGGAACATACATATCAACATCAGGTGTAGTACACACATAAAGTGAATCCGCTCTGTTGAACTCAATCATTTCAATTGCTGACTCAACCAAGTTACTATTGTTAACATAATCAATACCTGGTGTTACAAACACGTTGATGTTTACCGCTTCAGGGTTTGCAAATGTTTGTTGTCCTAACAAGTATGCGTAGTAGTCAGAGTTTGCGAAGTTTTGAGTTCCATCACCTAAAGAAATTTCTTTAAATGCACCCCATCCTGTAGCGTTAGGGTATCTTGTAGAAGGACAAGACCCTCTTAAGAATCCAGCTCTACCGATTTGGAAGTTATCAGTGTTTGTTCTCCACTCTCTGTATATATCCCATCCGTCAAAACCACCTTGTACTAAGAATGTGAACTTACGAGCGAACAATCTATAGTAAGCGTTTGTTGGTAATTCAGGATCAGTAATGAATGGTGAATTACCACAGATAAATCTTGGGTCACCACTTGTTGAGAACTCAGGTCCGATTGTTAAACCACTTGCGTTTACGTCCATGTGGAAACCAGCTGATCTGTAATTAAATGGTAAACCATCAATATCACAAGTGTTGATTGGGTTTCTCTTACCAACATATTCGAAGTATGCCGGATCCCATCCTAAACTATTAGATATACCTAAGTAAGTTCTTCTTACGTTATCTCCCGGGCTAATTAACGAATTATCGTTACCTGAAGATAAACCAAATGGTGGGTTATAGATAACTTCACCAGGGAAGTCGTATTTACCTTTGATAATCGGGAATGGTGAACTAGCACCCGCATAATTTCTAAAGTTGAATCCGTTAAATCCACAAGGTAATGCGTCGATCGGAGCATCTTCACTCATTTCAACCATAACATATTTAGAGTTCAATGCGTACTCACCATCTAATGTACCAATCTTATTAGCAACGAAGTTGTTTTCAGTTGGGTTCATTGAACAGTTGGTGAATTTCTCAATAACAACTGGATTAGCATCAGTATCAAAATAATCACGGATTAATACATCAAAAGTTAAATTGTTGTAAGTTTGATTAATGATTGAGATTTTAACTAATGTGTTTGCACCATCACCATCGGATACTGTGTAGAATCTAAATAAGTCATAAACTTTATTACCTCTTAATTCAGATACCACGTAAGGTGAAGCCGGTGTTTGCCATTTGTCTAAGTACCAACCAATTGAGTTAGCATCACCACTCTGTGCTGAATCTAAAGCAATTAAGTTAGGGTTTAAACCTTTGATGTAACCTTTTCTCCAAGAGTAATTTAAGAATGATTGGAATACTTCTTCAGCAAAAACAGGAACCTCAATTCTTGGTTTTTGGAAGTTAGTAATACCGAACACTTTAGTTACGTATTCAGGATCATTTTGAGTTAACGATGTTTCGAACTTAAATGCTGTACCAAATTTGTCAGTTACATTAACACCGAATGTTAGGTATGGATTTTTAAGAACACCAGCATATTGACCTGTCATATCTAATGTTACTTCAGATGTACCTGTCACAGAATATGTTGGGTTATTATCTGTTGTATATGTAGATATACCTCTTGATCTTAATGTACTAACAACAACGTTATCATAATCAACATAAGATGTACCTGTATAATAGTATATCTTACCAACAATAGTACCTGAATAACAATCGATGTTTACAGGTGTTGGTGTAGGTGTTGGTGATGTGAAAGGTGAAGGTGTAATACAAGGATTAACAAACGACGGAGTCGGTGTTGGTGATGCGGTTGATCCTGGTGTAGGTGTTGGGTTAGGGAAATATGCCGTTAAACCTGACACATACGTAAAGAATGAGAAACCAGAATAATTTGTATTACCATTATTGTTAAATAATGCGTAGTACCAAGAGTCGTTAAGTGGTGATAATAAATCAGTTTCATCTAACGATACTGAAGGAACTTCAAATACATTAGTTTCAACATTAAATCCTGAACCATTTAAAACATCATAATCATCAGTTGCAATAGAACCGAAGTATGCGATTTGTTCGTCTTCCGCAGTATACGGGTTAGAACTTGTGATTATGTTAAAAATTAAGTTTTGGATTTGAGTGTTTAATGTTGATGTATCTCCATTAAACTCTTCATATTGACTTAATAATAAACTTTCAATTTCTGGTGGGAATGATGTTTGATAACCAATAGTTGTTGAACTATTTGTACATCCGGTAAACTCAACACTGAATGTTAATTCTTTTGGTGTAACACAAGTTGTTACACAAGTGGTAAAGTCAGTTACTGAACTTAAACACCATACATCAATCGTACTTGGATCAACATTAGCTACAGTTGTGATAGACCAAGACGGTCCAGCATCGTAGCCAGATAAACCAAGAATTCTAGTTACAAACAATTGGTTAGATTGTTGTAAATATGCTTTTGCGATATACGCGGCTTCGTACTTTGGAATCTGTGTATTAACAAATTTTTCAGGTGAAGTCCCACCGAATACGGTTTGGAATTCATCAAAACTTGTAATAAAGATTGGTTCAAAAGCCGGTCCTATCAAAGTTTCTCCTGCAATACCCAAAGTAGTAACTCCGACACTTTGTGCTACAAAGCTCAAGTCAACCTCTGAAGTATAGACGCCTGGTGAAACAAAAACCTTACTGTTTGTTGCCATACTATAAATTTCTTTTATTTATTTATTTTCCTATAAATACTTGCCAAAACACGAAAAACTTTACATTATAGAAAGTATTTATATTTTGGTAAGATTTTATTCTGCCTTAATTCTGCCCCCATGTCTAAAGATAATAAGAAGATAAAAAACCTTAAAATTGACGTTGATGTTCACAGTGTCTTGAAGGCATATTGTGACAAACGTGGTATTAAAATGTATAGGTTTTTGGAGAACTTAATTATGGAAAAATGTCAAGAAAAAAAGGACATTTATGGGGAACGTTAAATTAATTTCTGACTGAACGATAGTGATGTTGGCATATCGTCAATTAATTTAACAATATCAATTCTCAAATTATCGTCAGTATTAATTTGTATTTCGGTAACATCATCACCATAATAATTGTCATTAATATAAACCGAATACGACTCGATGTTTTCCGATTGTTCAAAATATAAGTTACAAGTGTAACTGAAAAAATATTCCTGAGTATCAACACCTAAAGGATAATTAAATCCAATTGTTTCAAGTTGTGTTGGTTGTTGTCTTTTTTGTGGTCTTTTAACGGGTCTTTGATCCACCTCATACATTTGGAACGCTCTTGAAATTGCAGGTGTTACCTCAAAATCGTTTTCGTCCATTAAGAATCCCATCATAGTGAATTCATATTTTTGGATATAATATTTTCTTTTTTCTAAATCCATTGATGATTCATCGGAGAATCCATCATTAATAATTGGAATGTAATGTCCTTTGATTACTTGGTAAGCTTGTCTTGATGCAAACGTTTCCATAACCCTTTGGTTAAGGGTATTTGCTTCTCTCATTCTATTACAAATAATTGCAACCGTAAATTTAATATCAATAGGAACTGGTTGAGGTATTTTGTAAATGTCGGCACCAACTCTATTACCGTCCCAAGTCGGAACTTCCATATAATAATACATTCTTCTGTTTGGTATGTTGTACATAACTGCAGGATTGTTTCCGTATTTCACTTCCGGATTTCTAATCACCGTAATAAATGGTGGTTCAACATTCTTATCAATGTTTTGGAAGTCCCACGTTTCAACAAATTGTGACCAGTTTTGAGTTGTCACCAAAATATCAACAACAGGTATTGTTTTACCTTCGGAAGTTATATTAAATTTTTCCTTAACAAAATCTAAAAACCCACCATCCAAATCGGCATGCAACAAAGATTTAGGAAGGTAAGTACCATCCTTTGTGATCATGTCCTTTATTTGTTCCCTTCTCGGTAAAAGAGTTTTAGGGTACGTTAAAGGTAATGTTGGTTTAACTTTTTTTGGTAATGCCATTATAATCCTCTAAATTCATTTGGTCCAACAGGAGCCGCGATTATGGTTTTGTAAAATGGTTTGTATCCTTTGTATGTGTGTTTCAAATCAGATACCACACGACCATCATTAACAACCGTATAATATCTAACAAAATTTTCACTATCGTAATATCCTATATAATCACCGAAATCAATATCGATATCTAAGTCGTTTAAAGTTTTAATATAAACAGAAACTGTAATATTGCCCGGCTCTAATTGATCTATTCTTGTTGAACCTAACATTTTATTTTCAGGTGCTGCAATACCAACATAAGCA